AGCCAAAGCTTTGGTATAACGTGCGCCAAGGCGGTCATACAAATTATCTTCGACTGCTTCCTCGGTTAACGAGAATGCTAGGGCGACAGTTTCATGGGTATATCTGGCAGTAAAACCTTCAGAAGCTTGGTCGTAATTAACGCCCTGCCCTTCAGTTTTGACTTCAGCATTACCGAAACCAACGATTAGTACTTCTTCTTCAAACGCTCTGTCTGAAGATTCAGTTTCAAAAATCTCTGCATGCTCGTTTTCATAACGCGCATACTCCATACCAAATAAAGCGTTGAGACCTGGCTCTAGCTCTTTGGCTAACTGTGCTCTTGAAATAGCCATTATTTAGCCTCCTATGCTAATCCAGCGCCTTTTTGGCCGAATATTGAGTTTTGAATAACAACTAAAACATTTGTATTTGCCGAAGCAACGTCTGAATTCTCAGGGTCAGTTGAGATATCAATCGCTTTTATAGGCAAGGCTGCTGTAGTTGCACCAGTTGATACTTCAAGCTCTGCTCCAGAAATACCAGTTACGGTGCTTCCAGAAGAAGTGTACACAATGTCAAAGTTACCGAACAAATCGGCAACTGGGAACGCTGCGTCTGCTTGAATTTCATAAACGACATTCGGATCATCAATCACAAATGCAATGATGTCAGAAGCGTTTGTACTAGCAGGGTAGTAATTACTAAAAACCTGCTCACTAGTTGTGGGATCTGTGTATGAGCACCCGTTGAATACACCAACTATAGGTACAGTACCACCATCAGCGTGTACTTCTACACCACCTCCGGTAACCTGAGCAACCATGTCGCCCTGGAAGATACTTGTTCCATAGTTTGCGGCGATTCTGTAACGGCTTTGTCCACCAGTATAGACTCCACCGCCTATCATTCTGGTCGGACGCATCCCAAAAGCGGCATCATTATTAGCCATCTTTTATTTCTCCGTAAACATAATCAAAATAATGTCCAAAGCTACGCTTTAGGACTCCCAAATGAAACCTGCGTTTTTCTATCCCTAGAGATAGGCATTGCAGGATTCTCTTCTCGCATCAAGTCATTATCAACCGCTTTCATTTGGTTTTCTGTTTGACGCTCGAAGTGAGCATTCCTTTCTGCCACCGTTTCTTCTGGAATCTTACAAAGAATCAAACCACCAACGCCAACAGTGCCTGCATGCTTACCATCTTCGATTGTAGGCAATTCATACCCAACAACCTCTTCTGGCTTAACAGGCTCGTATCCCTCGCGGAATCTCATGTGAACATTAGTTTTATCATCTTCGCCTCTTATAGATGTTCTTACCCATCTATACTTCATACCAGGCGGGGGTTCAGGAGTCTCTAAGACTTGAGGTGGAGCCCATGGTTTTCTTGCAGCCTGTGTAGACCGAGAAGAAGCATTTCTTGGGGTTCTATTAGATCCTTTTCCTGTTTCTTCGCTCATGAATTCTGTAACCTCATCTTTTGTTTTGCGTATTCTTTGAACGGTACTCCAAGTTTCTTAGCTAATTGCTGTTCGCTTGGACTTAGTTCAATCCTACGATCATTTTGATTGCGTCCGTTTCCAGTTGTGCGCGTAGTTGAAACGACAGTCTGGACGTTTTTTCTGTCGTTTGTAGCGTTATCAAACTTATGCGGCAATTCTTGTCGCATACGGTTATTTAACTCAGAATAATACTCGTCAGATTCTAAGTCAATGCCAGTACGGGCAAGGTCTTCATGGATTGCCATTGCCACATTAGTCATAATTCGGTCATTTCCAAACCATTCATTATCATTTGCCCATTGTCTTGCTTTGTCAGATGGCTCTTGATATTGAGGTTGTTGAGGAACTTGCTGTAATTGAGCAGGGCTTTCTGTTTGCGCTTCAGCTTGTTTATCATTGTAATCTTTAAGTTTTTGTTCGTACTCTTCGATTTCCTGATTGTATTGATTTAATGCAGTTCGATCCGCTTCTGCTCTAGCTAATAATTGTTGTGCTTCAACTAAGCCATCTTGGTCTCCAGCATCCATTGCTGCTTTCAGAGCTTTCTTTGCTCCTTCTGCTTCAGCCTCAATACGGTTTTCAAACTCAACGCCATAGTTTTTTTGAACTTTTAAGTTTTCTTCAGCCGCTGCGCTTTGAGTTGTATTTAATTTACCTTCAAGTTCCTGGTTTTTTTCAAGAAGAGTTTTGGCATATTGCAATGCTTGTAGTTCTCTTCGTTGATATTCCTTGGCCTGTGCAACCGACTTATTAATTCGATCTTGAGCAGTTTTGCTTTTTCGCTCTACTTCGTTTAATTCTTCTTCATTAGGCAAAGGCTTTGATTCAAAATCTTCTTGAACTACATCATCGGTAATTGGGTCAATGCTGTTAACATCTTCTTCACTTAGTTCAATGAATGTTGATTCTTCAGAGGTATCCTCTTCAACGCGCCTTTGTTCAGGAAGTGCAGCTTTATCAATGTTTTCATCATTGAGATTAGCTAGAGCCTCGGTTAAGGTTTCTTCAGCCATGATTTACTCCTATAGTGATTTGATGTCATCGGGATCTGCTATGGTCCCAATTACTTCATCATCGTTAATGATTTTTACTTCTTCGCCGTCTTCAAATGCAAAACGAGCACCCGCATAACGACCAATCAGAACCCAATCACCTTCCTTACACCAAGGAGTATTTCCAAACTTACTTTCATCTTGATAAGCCAAGGGGCCAGCTTTTAAAACATAAGCAACAATCGTGGATAAATTTTCTCTATCTACGGTTGATTGAGTTAGCATAATACCGCCATCAGTCATTCCCTTACCTTTGTAAGGCATAACCAATAATCGATAACCTGCTGGGTTGGGCATGCGCTCTAAGAGCGATTTGTCCAGTAATTCAGGATCTAAGACCCTTTTCTCTGGCTCGATGTATGCGTCTGCAATAGACGTTTGTGCGATAGTGTCCACTTGGGGTTCACTCATCGATATCTCCTTCAATGTGCAATGCTTCTCTTAAATCTTCTCGAAGGGTGCGAAGCATTGATAACTCACCCATTACGAATTTGTAATCCTCCATGTCTTTAATTGCGCCACCAGACAAATAGTCTTTGGCGCGTTCTTCATAATCATTGAACTTTTTTAAAATGTAATCTGCTAATGCGATTGAATCCATTTAGGTAAATATAGACCTCATTATTTTAGCTAATGGACGGGGTATAAGTTTAGGAGGGGGTGGCCCACCAGGCTGTGCATCAGGATTATAAGGAGGTCTTGGTAATGGCCTCTGTTTATTCATGGTTGGTGGAGCAGAAGGCGAATCTCCCATCCCAGCGTATTGCATAATAGGCTTGATTGATGGAAGACCACCATAACCACCAAAGGTTTCTCCAGCAGCTTTTTGCATAAATTGAGGAATGTCTGGAAATTTAGGCTGAGAGTCGTCCTGAAAACCAACTATAGGATTAATTGGTTGTTGCATTTGCATTTGACCCAAGAAAGGATTTTGAAAACTAGCTTCTGGTGTTCTTTGGCCTCCACCAATTAAACCAAATAATCCTCCCCCACCTGTAGCTCTTCTAGCTTCTTGAGCTTCTTTAATTCTTTGTATTAGTTCTGGAGCAAGATTTCTTCCCCCACCAAACAATCCTCCTCCTCCAGAGTCACTTAGTTTAGATTCCGCTAATGCTTCTTCGTAACCTGAATCTCCTGGATAAATAGCATCTTTAAAAATCCCACTTCTTATTGGGCCTGATGATCCTGAACCACCCAGAATTCCAGCTATTGATTTTAATATTTCTTCTCTGCTTTGAGGTGGTCTATCTACCTTTGGGCCAAGAGTTCCTTCACGATAGCTTGGATTTTCGTCTAGCCACCTCTCATACATCCTTCCAACACTGCCAGAACCAAATTGATGTCCGTCACTAGATGTATACATATCCATAGTGACAAATGGACCCATGCCATCGGCATTAGGTGTTGTAAATTTTTTGTAAGCTTCTGATTGGAAAAAGGGATGAGATCTAGGCAAAGGTTCAGGCTTTGGCGCGTTAGGATCAAATCTATTCGATTCAGGAAAAGGAGAGCTATCAACGCCACCCGTTTCTTTTTCTATTCGCGCATTAGCTATTGCTTCTTCTAGTTTAGATCGATCAAAAGCAGGAGGCTTAAATCTTTCTCTAACACTATCTGGAACTTGTCCTATAGTTTGTTCATCGTTTATTAAATCTTCTAAACCTAAAGGACCACCTCTCATATTTATTCTTCTGCCTACAGGAGATTTTCTTTTAGTTTTAACTCTAGGATTTTTAGTTTTAGCTTTAGCTTTAGCAACGGGTTTTGTTTTTTTAGGAGTCTTTGTCTTAGTAGATGAAACAGGTTTATACCTACGAATAATTTCATCAATATCTGTACCTTCCATTTCTCCAATGCCTGGAATACGAAAACCGCCTGACCTAATCATTTAGAATATTCCTTCAAATTTAGTGCCTCGTATTGCCGCACCTCCACCACGCATCTTACCCGCGCCATAAGGTTTAGGTGGGCCTGGGTTAGCAACATCTTCTGTCTTGGCAAAATCAACTGTGCCTTGGTCTTTTATGCTGACCTTGCTATCAGAAACTGTAGGCTGTGGAAACGAAGTCTGACGTTTGATTGGATTCATTCGATCCTCCTATGTGGATTTATTTGGAGCCTTGGCTTTTGGAGCAGCCTTTTTCTTAGCTTTCTTTTTAACTGGCGCTTTAGCCTCTACGCTTTCTTCTGGAATCGGGGTTGCTTCAACCTCCTCAACCAGTTTTTCAATCTTTTCAACAATGT